ATCGGATGTTCGGTGTCGTCTAGCCCGATGAAATTTGGATTCGATTCTCTCACATAGACGGCGACATAGCCTGCGACGGTCGCTCTTTGGATCGCCGCTCGAGCTGTGTTCGCCTTCGTCTGCGCTGTAGCGTATGCGCCTACGTCGCCGCGCACAAGAACTTGAACCGTCGCGACGTTGTAATCGCTCGTCGACGCGTCGAGATACGGCGACGGCGGAAGGCCGCCGGTCGAGATGCAAAAGATGCAAGCTTGCGAGATCTGAGCGCTCGGCGGCTTCATCGGGCCGGCGAAGATGTCCGTCGCCACCGTGCCGAGGCCGGCCGTTTGCAGATGATTTGCGAGATCGAGATCGGGCGTCATCTCGGCTCATCCCGTCGGCCTGAGACCGGAGAAAAGCCGCGCCCTTGTTTGAGAAGCTGGCCGGCGAACCGCTCGATCTCCGAGCCGATCTTTGGCGTCGCTTCATTCATGGGCCGCTCGAGATACTTCGGGCCGGTCCCGGCCGTCGTCCAGTTGGTGCCTGCTGGCATCTCGTGAACGAACAAAGCATATTGCGCGGCCATGCCGCCATAACCGAAGCGGACCGAGATCTCGTTTCCTGATCTCTTGGGATGGCTCACGAAGTTCGAAGACCGAAGAGCTCCGTTGTCTTTCGGAACCTCTCGAATCGACTTCGCAATGATATTGTTCGCAGCGAGATAGACGCCGCCCTCGAGCGCTTTGACGGCGAGACGGGTCTCGGTCTTTAGCGCTGCGCCGAGGTCTTTGAGGTCGATCCGTTTTCCGGCCATCAGACAGTAATCCGAAAGAAGTCGACCGTCCCGAGCTCGCCGACGCCGCGCTCGATGCGCTTTGCGAACCGTCCGTTCGCAGCGACCGCCGGATTGACGCCGGGAAGAAAGATCAGATCGTTCTCGAGAATCTCGCTCTCGACGATCATCACCGTCTCGCTGGTCTCTGTCGTGCCTTGCGTGCCTTCGGAGTCGCCTTCAATACGAACGACTCGAGCGAGGCGACTCGCCGCAGCTCCGAACGTGTAATCACCCGAGGAACTGACGCCAGTCGCCGAGGCGACGTTGATCGTTTCTCGAAGCTGTTCTTTTAGCTGAGGATCGAGCGCCATCAGTCAGCCCAGCCGGGCGCGTTCCATTCCGGGTCGCCGCTCGGGTTGTCGTCGAGGCCGATTCGGAATGAAGGCTGAACGGCGTCGGAGTCTTGGTCGAGCGCCTCTTTCCCGCTGATCGTTAGACCACCGGCGAAGACATCGGCGACCGTGACCGCTTTGTCTCGCAGCTCGTTCGCTAGGGCGAGATAGGCTTTCGCTCGCTCGGAAGCGGCGACGGAAAGCCCTTGATTCGTTGTGTTTGCTTGGCGGCTGAACTTGGCAGCGATGCCCTCGCACGCCGAAGGCGCTGAGGCGAGAGCATCGCTTCCATTCAGTCCAAGATAATAGGCGATTTCTTCATCGCTTAGAAGCTGATCGGACGTGTTCGTATCACCGACGAGAAGACGCAATTCGTCTCGCGTATTGTTCGCCGGGTCGTTGCTATACGTCCAAGTCATTTCGCCGCTTTCTTCTTCGCCTTTTTCTTCGGCGCGTCGATCTTCTCGACAACGCCTTGCTTGATGCGCTTCTTCAGGATCTCAGCCGGCCAGCGGCCGGCCTCCGGAACCGGTTCGCCTTTGAAGCGATAAGTTCCGTCGGCCAACCGAAGCCGGACTAAAGCCCGATAGCTCATCAGGACACGCAGTTATTGAAGAACGCACCGCACTCGGCGGCGACAAGCTTCGGAGCGAAGGCGAGCTCGCCCTCGATGCGATCTGCTGCGAGGTGCTCCATGCGGAAGCGCTTGACACGGTTGCCCATGGCACCGGCTCCGAGGAGACCGTTCCACGAGAAGAGATAACCGCCGGAAGGCTGCATCAGGCTCGGAGTCGGGTTAGCGTACACGAGGAGCGCATCAGTCTTGTCGAAGATGAAGTCGGTCGTAGTCGCTGCGTTCTCTTCCGAGGTCGTGCGAATCGCACGGCTCACGATGTACTCGTCGACGCCGAAGGCCGCTGCGAGGAGATCCTCGGTCACGATCCCGGTTTGCGTGTACTTGATGCGATCCAGAATGTCGGGGTGATTCATCAGAACCCGATGGACCTGAGCACCGACGACGAGCTTGTTCGGACGAACGCCGGTTTTCCCGATGATCGACTCGGCCTGTTCGGCGACATCTTCGATCGGAGTCGAGTTCGCAGCGCTCCACAGGGTGCCGGGCGTGATATCGCCGCCACCGACGGAACCGGTCCACGTCGAGGTCGTGAAGAAGCTCGAGGCCCAAAGCTGATCGCGTTTGATCATAAGCTGTTGCATGACGTACTGCGTAGCGTCACGATCAGCGTTGATCGCTGCGTCGGCATTGGCGCGCATCTGATCGGCCACGTCCATATGCACGGCGTACACTGGCGCATAGTAGCTATCGGTCGACAGGCGATAGCCCGAGCCGGCCGATTCGCTACCGGGGCCACGAAGCTGCGCTTCGCTGCGGAGCATGTCGCCGCGGTCATATTTGAAGAAAGCGTCGCTTTGCTTTGCGACCGCAACGGTCGGAAAGATGCGATCAGCGACGAAGGCCGAAGCCTCATTCATGAAGGCGGAGCTGATCTGAGTCAGTACCGCGTCGACATGTACGTCCGAGGGAGTAGGATTAGACATTGATCAAGCTCCTAAGCTTTGATTGATGGGGCGAGGCAGGAAACCACGGCGGTCGTGATTTGGCCCGATGCTGCGCCGTCGATGATTTGGCCGAGAACGTGCTGAGTTCCGACGGCCGCTTGAGCCTTGGCACCCGTCGACGTTGCGACGATATTTCCTGCGGACAAGGTAGCGCCGGCCTCGAGCTTCGAGATCCCAGCGATACGGACGACCGCAGCGCGACCGGCTGCGCCGGGCTTGTTCTGAAGCACGCCGAGCGGAACGTCGTCGATCGCTGTGCAAAGATTGACGGTATTATCTGCGGTCAGCTTCACAATATGATATTGCTTCGCCGAGAGATCCGCAGCGGCGGAAACGGTCAGATCAACTGCACCGCTCGTTGAATCGTAAGCCATGAGAAATCTCCTTTAAGGCGTTACTTGGTGGATCGTTCGGCGACGTATTCGCCGTAAAGATTAGAATGCAACCGGGTCACGTCAGCGAACGCCGATGGGCGGTCGTTGTTCAAGCCCTTCGAGATGCGCTCTTCGACGAGCTGATCGATGCGCTCAAGCGCTGAGCCCGTGGCAACCGTCGCCGTCGCCTTGCCGGCTTCGGTGAATGCGCCCGACGCTTCGGCCTGATGAGCTTTGGCGATGCGAGAGAAGGTCGCCTCGAGAGCCTTGAGGCTTTCCGGTGCGGCCTTGCGGAGTTCGCCGAAGACCTTCCCGAGCTCGTCGGATTGGACGCCAGGAACGACGCCGAAGTTCTTCTCGACGCTTTCGATGTCGGCCTTCAAGACCTTCTCGTCTCGCTCGGCTTTGAGGACAGCCTCAAGCTCGGCGATGCGATCTTGCGCGGCCTTCAATACCGGCTCGACCTCGACGGCCTTTGCGACTTCTTCTTCGCTCGGCTCTTCGATCACTTCTTCGGAAGCTTCGGGCGATGCTTCGAGCGTTTCGCCCTCTTCTTTGTCGTCGGCTTCCGCTTGAGCTGCGAGGCCGAACGCTTGAAGCGCCTCGGCCGGGATCTCGTCGGAGAAGCCTTCGAGGAGGCGATGAGCGCTCACAAGAGCGGCCCGAGCGTCTTCGCTGATTTCGTATTTTTGGACGCCCTCGACGAGCGCCTCCTCTTTGTCGGTCGCTGTATCGGCGACCGCTTGAATCGTGTCTTTCACTGTTTTGGTTCCTTCGTCGCGTTTCCATACTAGGAAGCGGCGACCGTTCGCAGCGCGATCAACGAGGCTCACCTCATCGACGCGCAAATCTTCGAGAATAGTAGCGCCGGAGACGGGCTCAAGCTGTTCTTCTGGCACCGATGCCCCCGATCGAAAAGCCGGAGTAGTCTCCGGATTTTACCATTTTCCATAGTTCGTCGGATCGAACCTTGACGGCCATGATCCACGTTCCAGCGCTGTACGATTGGCCGCCCATTTCCCCATCGGACGGGGCGAGGTAGCTTTCGACCACCTCTGCATCTGCGAGCCCGCTGTGCATATCGCCGACAGCTCGAGACTTGACGAGGAAATCATGCGCCGCCGTTTCGATCGTGTCAACCGCAACCGTGTCGCCTTGAAGATCTACGGTGTCCGGCTCGAGCACGATTCCGTAAACGATGCGCTTCTCTTCGTCGGCTTTGGCGATGTCGACGCCGAAGGTTTTCCGAGCGACTCGCCTCTCGATCAGCGCCTTGATTGCCTTGATCTTTCGACCGACTTCGCCGGAGTCGCCTCGCTTCATCACGGCCGCCGGATGCGGAAGCGAGAAGTCGGCCCGATCACCGAGAGCTCGCTTCGCTTCTTTGCCGAGAGCGACGATCACCGGAACCGAGTCGAGCGCCTTCGAGACCGATTTCCCTTGCTCGTCTTCTCGATCCATCTGTCGGCCGATACGCTCGGCCCACCGACGGCCAGCCGTTCCGCCCCACAAGAGCCAGGCGATCTTGCCTGCGCCGGGATAGCCTGGATCGTTTCGGTCTTTGTTCTTCGGGGCGTCGAGGTCGACTTCGTGACGAGCGAAGAACGAGATCATCCGGCGAATGGTCGACGGAGAGACGCTCGTTCCGTTGCTGAGGTCTCGAGCTCTCGCAACGCCGACGGCCGTCCCGCCTCGGTTATGCTCAGCGCGCAATCGAAGGCCGAGAGCCGCTTCTTCTCGAACGCCCTTCGGCGGAGAGAATTCTATCTCTTCGTAGCGCTTCTCTATCGTGTCTTCGAAGACCGTCGTCACCATGAACGGAGCCGACAGCGGCTCGGCGTAAACCTCGGCGAAGGTGACACCGACTCGGCCGGCGAGATGGCGACCTCGGGCGAGGTCAAGGGCCGACGGCGAAGAGCCGACGAATGCGACGAGCGGCGAGCCGCCTTCAGACTTAGAGATCATCTTGTTTCCAATACAATAGCGCAGCGACAGTTAGGATGAGCCGGGGGCATCTCGAGCGGGCCGATGAGGCTGTCGAACATGCCGCCGATCGGTTGCTCTTGGCCGTCGAGATCGAGGCAGATCGGACACGTCCGCTCGCCGGGATCGGCGACCCAAACACGAACGGAGCCAGCGAGGACGAGACCTTGATCGACGGCCAGTTGAAACGATTGATTCTGGCCTGCGGCCTGAGCGAAGACCGTTTCGGTCCGTGCGATGAGTTCGGCGCGTTGCCGGAGGAGCTTTCGGCCGTAGGCGTCGAGCGCTCGGGTTTGCGCCGCTTGGCTTACGCCTGCGGCTGTGAGCTCTTCGCCTCGGCGAAGGACAGCTCGCATCTGATCGGAGCGAAGACCGATCAACGGCTTAACTCGGCGCGCTAAGCGCTGCGGACTTCCGCCTTCGAGATAAAGCTGAGCGACCGTTTCCCGGATTGCTTCTCTCGTGGTGGTCGTGATCTCGACGACGAGCTCTGCGGTCCGCTGTTCTAACCATGGCACCGTGTAAGGATTGGCCAGCGTAAACGATCCGCCAAGGCCGGCCGATGCGCTCTCGCCTGAAGCCCAGGCCAGCGACTGAAGCGCTGTTCGGATCTGAAGCGCAGCGGCGATTTCCTTTTGTTCGGCTCGAGTCGCTGCGCTCGTTATCGCAACGCCTGTCGCCGTGATCGGCGTCGCCGCCTTGCGCATCTTGGCCGGGACTTTCTCGATGTCGATCGGCGGAAGCTCCGGCGCGTTGATATACTGAAGAAGAGCGTCGGCCTGGCCCGATCGAATAGCGTCGGCGATCACGTCGAGAGGAATCGGATCGGCCATCGCTTCGAAGATCCGCATCGACGCTCGCCTGATCGGTCCCTCTTGCTTCGCCCTTTGTCGGTCGGCGGCTTTCCAGTCGATGCGATCCCGTCGGCTCTCGCCCTTGCGGACCGTCGTCGTCTCGTGGTGTCCGTGACAGCAAACGAAGCCCATTTAGCCCGTGACCTCTTCGGCCCCTACGCCGTCTTCGAACTGCGCCGTTTCGATGTCCACGGCCGGAAGTCCGGCGGCGCTGCGAAGGGCGTCTTCGAGGCCAGCGTCCGGCGTGATCAGGCCGACGCCTGTCATCTGCTGAAGGAAGGTCGACAGCTCGTCGAGCGGCCGGTCTTCGATGTCGCCGTAGTCGAAGCGAGGGAGAAGCGTCTTGTCGAACTCGGGGTTGTACTCGAACAAGCATTCGACGGCGAATCGGTTGAGCGTTGCGGCCATGCTCTCGAGCATCGCACGAAGCGAGGTCGCAAAGAGCGCCGTCTTCGACGAGGCCAAGGCGAACGAGCCATGAGCATCGGAGCCGAGGAGGATGAACTCGGCGAGAACCGACATCGCTATCCGGGACTCATAACGCCGAATGATTTTGTCCGTATCGACCTGGCGACTTCCGCCGGTGCTCAAGAGCTCGAGCTTGAACCCGGTCGGCTTGCCGTCCCGATCGAGCTCCGCAGGCATGATCACGCCTTCTCGCTCGTCTCGTTTGATCTGCTGAATCATCGTCTCGAGATTAGCCCGAAGAGCCTTCTGAGCTGTCGTCGCCTTCGAGGTCATGATCTCGGGCGGAACCTGCAAAACCGGAAGGCCGGCGAGGTCACGCTCGACGCCGATCGCTTCGATCTCTTGAAGGCGCTTGAGGAAGAACCACGAGCGAAAGGAGTTCCGAAGAAGGCTTCGCCCTTGCGGATTCCCTCGCTCGCTCTTGGTCACGAAGAGGAGGAGCTTCTTGACCGGAATGATCACCTCTTCGAACTCGACGCGCTGGACCATGCCGGCGACGTTTCCGTCTTCGTCGAAGATCCATCGGGCGATCGTGTCTTGACCTCGGATCGAGAACTTGCGCCATCCGATCCGGCCGTCGTTGTATTTGCTGCGCCGGGTCGGGTCTTCGCTGTCTCCGCCTCGGACCTTGTACACGATCTCGAACGGAGCGAACCCGAAGACGAGCATCGACAAGACTTCGCTGATAAAGCTTTCCCAATCGCTCGCCATGTCTTCGACGCATTCCTCGAGGAACTTCGCAGCGGCGATCGCTGCGTCGCTGTCGTCGGCTGGACGGACTCGCCATTCGACCTGGCGGATGAGGCTCTCGATGGCGTAGAGGATCGCGCCGATCACGGCGTCGTTGTCTCGCATCTCGGAGTAAGCTCGGATTCCTCGCAGGCCGCGAAGTTGATTCAACCATTCGTCGTTGATGATGCCGCCGGTCTCTTTGAGTCCGGTCGAGCCCATTTCGAAATAATAAGATTCGTTATCTTCGGGCAAGAGAGCGCCCTCCTAAAAATTCCACGGTGAAGAGCGAAGACCGAAATCTCCGAATTCGAGGTTTTCGGTGCGAGTAATATCAGGCCGAGACGAAACGAACGCAAGAGACAAAGCGTCGGCCCTGTCGGGTGAGCCCTCTTGCTCTCGCTTGCTTTCCATCTGGACCTTTCCGCTCGAGGTAATCAGGTAGCGAATCGAGGCGAGCTGCGAGGCGAGCTCGTCGTCTTCTTCGATGTCGATCTCTCCGGCTTCGAATCGCTCTCGTAGCGTCCAGAAGATTTCGGCCCGAAGGTTTGCGAACCGCTCTCGGTCGCTGGCCGCCGTTCCGACGTTGACACCGACGACGGGGAGGTCGAGCTCGGTGAGCCGATCGAGCACGCCTGCGCCGATCCCGATCTCGTCGACGTTGATTCGGCTCGGCTGTTCTTCGGCCACGGCGAAGAGGCGAGCGATTCGGCCTGCGACTTGCATCGTGTCGAGCTTGCGGAAGGTCGCCAAGACTCGAGCGACCGGCCCTCGCCTCTCGACGATCACGGTCTCGTCGGCCCCCATGCGAGCGACATCGACGCCCCATGAGATCGGGCCGACCGGTTCGAGCTCTGCGAGCTGAGCTGATTCGATGCGATGCAAGGGAACCAGAACGTTGTCGCCTTCGGCCGGGAACTCCGCAGCGATGCGAGCGGCCCACATCGGCGAGCCTGCGCCCCATTGCTTGCGCTTGAGATGGACCCATTCGGGATTGACGAGCGTCGGGTAGGGTAGCGCCTGAGCGCCTTGGAGATCTCGCCAGTCGTCGAGATTGTCTTCGGTGATCCCGAAGCTCGTGAAGTTGGGGCAATCGAAGGCGCTGATCTTAAACCTTGCGCCCTGCTGCTTTGCGAACGCTCGCCCGAACGGAGTCTGAGCGTCGGTCGGGTTGCCGATGCGCAAGAGCCGGCAATGCTCGCCGGAGAGGATCGAGTCGACGGCCGTGTCGATTTGCTCGGAGACGCCGCAGGCTTCGTCGATGATGACGAGCGTCGACTTCGCGTGGAACCCCTGGAAGCGGTCCGGGTCATGGTCGGCCGCCGTGAAGC